GGTTAACAACCATAAATAGTCTAATTCATGCTAACCAGGCAACGGATTCAGTAACCGTGAGTGTTTTTGCATGGGCAGAGAATGTTTCACTCTCTGTCCCAACCAGTCGTGATCCTTTAGGAATCGTTCCACAGTCTGGGGTTGAACCCCAGGCTGGCGATGAATACGGGAAAGGTCCAATTAGCCGACCGGCTTCAGTTGTTGCGAGAGCAGCTGGAGCGTTGGTTAATGCACCCATAATAGGGTTGTATTGTAGGGCAACGGAAATTGCTGCTTCGGCGGTTAATGCCATTGCTACTGCTTTTGGATTTTCACGACCAGTCATATTGGACGCCACTGTGCCTTTTAGACCCAATCCGATGGGTAATTTGGCCAATACCAATATGCCGGATACATCGACCAAACTTTCTGTAGATGTGAAACAGGAGTTGACGATTGATCCGAGGACGGTTGGGTTGGGTAGCACTGACGAGATGACTATTGCTTCAATAGCGTGTCGTGAGAGTTACTTAACTCAATTTCCGTGGCTTGTCGCTACAGCGCCAGAAACACCTTTGTTCGAAATCAATGTGACTCCCATGGTGTGGGATACATATGATGACGGATCAGGCAATGAGATTCATTTGCCTGCGTGTGGCTTTGCAGCGATTCCGTTTGAAAACTGGAAAGGAACTATGAAGTACAGATTTCAAGTGGTGGCATCAGCATATCATAAAGGAAGGTTAAAGGTTGTGTATGAACCCAACGGATTCGCGTCCAATGAGTACAACACAAACTACACCCGAATTATTGATATTGCACAGGAGAAAGATTTCACAGTCGATGTTGGATGGGCGCAACCCTATCCTTATGGATCTGTGAGTCAACCGGGTACCAATCGGTCGGTAACGTCACTTGTCTTCAAGCAGACAGGTTTTACTGACCAGGACCCATCTCCTAGTGCAAATGGTGTTTTGCGAGTTTATGTAGTCAATGAACTTGCAGTACCAGGTGACCCAGCTTTGTCGCCTGTTACAGTGAATGTTTTCGTGTCCGCACACGATGACATTCAATTTAGAAACCCTACCAGTACGTTGAACGATTTCTCGTACTTCCCAACTGGTGGGTTTTCGACTCTTGGGGTGACTCCCCAGTCTGGTGTGGAACAGCCAGACGCGGAGAATACGTGGGAGGATGAAAAACCAATGGAACAAAGCGTTTCATATAGTTTTAATACTCCTTTGGATGAAACTGACAATTCAGACAAAGTATTCTTTGGTGAATCTATTGTGTCTTTTCGAGCTCTGCTCAAGAGATATAACAGGCTCGCTTATGTTTCCGAATCCTCCTTTTCGCCAATGACGTTATTTACGTTAGAGACGAATGCGTTTCCTTATTACAAGGGTTACGCCCCTGGTGCAATTTACACCACGGATGGAGGAGAGTACAGTTACGGGATGATGACTCTTATGAATTACCTTACCCCAGCCTATTGTGGTTGGCGAGGAGGAATTCGTTGGAAGTCAAGTCCCACACTTTCCAACACAAGTGCCCAAACTTACAGTGCAACTGTAATTAGAGGATCTGAAGAGGTCGCTCTATGGTCACAAGACAAAGTCACATTGCCGGGCGGCAATAGTGGTTTGTCACGGTTATCTATCAATGATAATGCTACGCACTCAGGTGCGGTGGCTACGTCATCGTCAGTAAACCCAGTGTTGGAATGGGAGCTTCCATTCTCCGTTCCCAGAAGATTCGTGCCGGCAAAAACGGCCAATGTTACTGCGAACGCAGATGGAAGAGTCCCTTATGCAACTAACCAGGAACTGTCGTATATAGTATCAGGGGATACTAATACGTTCATGTTCTTGGATTTGCATATAGCCGCTGCAGAAGACTTTTCGTTGTTCTTCTTCACCGGCGCGCCGCGTTTATACTACGGTGTGAACATTCCATCAGGATAAATATTCTGAGCCAGATAAGGGCTCGAATACCTGGTGGAAGGCGAAATCCCATGGGTGGTCCATGGGCGCTCTTTCGAGAG